AGCATGGTTGGTGTATAATAAAGCTATGTTGCCTGGTTTGAAAAAGAATGTTCGTGCTAATGCTAAAGGAGCAATCGCACAACTTTTAAATATTGAGGGTTACATACGTAATCTTAATACTTACCTACGTACGGGTGTTTATCTTGACTTGTTCTATGGGCCTGATCAAGAGAAACTAATCAAGTTTCGTACTGTAGTGCCAGCTGGAGATAAATAAAATTATGAACAACATTGTTAAATTCCCTAATGATTATACACCTCCTGAACAGGAGACTCTTTCCGATCTTAAAAAGAGTATTGAGAAGAATAAAGAGATTTATATTAACAATGTTGTTGATCAACACAGTAGCAATCTTTTAGCAAACATTTCTTTGTCGGGATTTGATATTGATAGAGATGAGTTTATGAAAGATTTTGCTTTTACTGTAGAAACCATCCGTTCATCACTTTATCGTAACATGGGACTACATCACCATTTTCAAGAACACATTGATACTAATGTGGAAATTACTGGTGTTGAAGAACTCAGTGATGATGAACAAATGTCACTCGATTTTGGAAAGAGAGAAGATGAATAGTATAGACATGCAAACTGCGGCCGTACTACGAAGAGAACTTAATACCAACAGAGATGATAAAGAAGCAAACATAGAAGTCGTACAATGGCTTGAAAAACGTGTTGCTCATTTTGATAATGAAGAAAAGAAAGTAAGAGCAGAACTACCACCACCTTAAACTTGAGTCTTGACAAAATACTCTATAGTGTGATATAAATATAGTTAGATAATTAAATAGTGAGTATACAATGATACTTTTGGACTTAAATCAAGTTATGATAAGTAACTTGATGATGCAACTCCAGAGAAACAATGATGAAATAGAAGAAACTATGATACGTCATATGATACTTAATTCTATTCGTCTATACAATGTTAAATTTGGAGAAGAATACGGAGAAATGGTAATCGCTTGTGATGACAAAAATTACTGGCGTAAAGATATTTTTCCTTACTATAAAGCACATAGAAAAGCAGATAGAGAAACGTCACCTTTAGATTGGAATCACATATTCGGTATTCTCAATAAAATACGTGATGAACTCAAAGAAACATTTCCGTATAAAGTAATACAGATAGATAGAGCAGAGGCCGATGATATCATTGGTACACTGTGTAATCGTTTTGGTAAAACTTTGAAAACAGAAGATGATATGAAAATAATCATCATATCTGGCGATAAGGATTTCGCACAATTACAGAAATATGCAAATGTAGAACAATATTCACCTATGTTAAAGAAGTGGATTCGTATCAGTAATCCTGAGTCTTTCTTACGTGAACACATTATGAGAGGTGATAGAGGTGATGGTGTACCTAACTTCTTATCTGCTGATAATGTGATAGTTACGGGTACTAGACAAAAACCTCTAGCATCAAAGAAGATAGAGAAATGGATAGGCTTAGATCCTAAAGATTTCTGTAATGAGATTATGCTAAGAAACTATAAAAGAAATGAGTCTTTAGTTAATTTAGATTGTATTCCCAAAGCTATTGTTAATCAGATAAACGAAAAGTATGATAATTATAAAATACCACAGAGAAGCGGACTACTAAATTATTTTATAAGAAATAGATTAAAAAATCTTACTGATAGAATTGGAGAGTTTTGATGCCGACACAATCACTTTATAGCATTTTCAAAGAAAATGAAAAAATAACAAGTAAAAATGCCAAAATGAAACATCTAAGAGAAAACTACACACCAGCTATGGGCATAGTTTTAGAGTTTACTTACAATAATTTGATTAGATGGTTACTACCAGAAGGTGATCCACCATTTAAAAAGAATGAAACACCATGGGATAATCAAGGACAACTTCATCATGAAGTACGTAGATTTTATCTCTTTACTGATGGCCCTTCTGAAGCACAAAAGAATCTAAAACAAATACGAAGAGAGCAACTATTTGTTGATATGCTAGAAAACTTGCCAGCAGAAGAAGCTGAGATATTATTAGGAATGAAAGATAGAAGATTACCATTTAAGGGTTTGACTAAAAAGTTCGTAATGGAATGTTTTGGTGGCCTTAGCAAAGATTGGGAATAATGAAAAAAGCAGATATAACAATTCCAAAATTTGATGAATCTACTTTTGTCATGCCCTTTCAAATGGAAGATACTTCTATTTGTGATGAATTAATTAAGTTTCATAAAGATGAAATTTATTATAAGCACCCTGGCACTAGTCTGGGAGGAGAAGAAAATCCAAATGCTAAAAAATCTACAGATGTAAATGTATGGCCCACTTGTAGTCACCCTACTATAGAAACTTATAAACATATACTTTTTGATTTATGCACAACATATTTTAAGTTTTATGAAGTGACTATGGGAAAATTGACAATGGCTGATGCATTTAATATACAACATTACAAACCAGGTGAAGGTTTTTTTGCAGAACATTATGAAAGAAATGGAAACTTCTACTATGATAGAGTATTAGTTTTTATGACATATTTAAATGATGTAGAAGATGGTGGTGGTACTCATTTTAGATTTCAAAATCTAACTACAAAATCAAAGAAAGGTTTGACACTTCTTTGGCCTAGTGACTTTACTCACATGCATAACGGCATAGTATCTCCTACAGAACATAAGTATATAGCGACTGGTTGGTTTAATTATTTGTGTGGAGTAGATTCTTATTTTGAAGGAGTAAGTGATCAGATGAGAAACAAAAATGTTTAAACTAGTTTTTGTATTAATGCTAATGAACGGTTCTGAAGTAGAAGGACAGATAACGTATTCTAGTATGCAGAAGTGTATTTGGTATGCAAGTCAAATCAATGTACATGAAGATAGATTAGTCGGTAATTATTCAGCATGGTGTAAACCAGTAGCAGTAGAGCAAACAGAAGAATGATATACAGACGTATAATAAAGACTTGCACATGGCAACTTTTAGGTGTAGTATGGTTTATGAGTTATGCAGTAGTTACAGGTGGTGATTTATGGTATACGTTAGGACTATCTCTCGCAAGCATACCAGCAGGAAGTATTATGTTTTATTGTCATGAGTGGATATGGGAAAAGATAAAGTGAAGATTGGATTTACTGCAAGTACGTTTGACTTATTACATGCTGGCCATGTACAGATGTTGAGAGAAGCAAAAGATCAATGCGATTATCTTATGTGTGGATTACAGATAGATCCTACTGTAGATAGAAAAGAGAAAAATTGTCCAGTGCAAACAGTAGTTGAGAGATACACACAATTAAATGGTGTTAAGTACGTTGATGAAATAATTCCATATTCTACAGAAAGAGACTTAGAAGATATATTAGAAATGTATCATATTGATATAAGAATACTTGGTGAAGAATATAGAGATAAAGAATTTACTGGCCGTGACATATGCAAGAAAAGAGATATAGAATTATATTTCAATAAAAGAGAGCATAGGTTTAGCAGTAGTGATTTGAGAATTAGAGTAAAGGAAATAAAATGATATATGGTTGGATTTTAATCGCAGTGACTCTCTATCCTGACGGAACTTTAGAGGGCGAAGGTATTGATTATTTTAATGAATATGAAGCATGTTTTGAACAGATGGTAAAGCTATCAGTACAAGGGCAAGGACAAGGCTATACTTGTATAGATGATTACCTAGATATGAATCATGAAGACGAGGGATAATGTTTAATACTGGTGCAAATCTTTTTACTGCTGGTGATTTTATTTCACATGCAGGTTTACCTCTTAAATGGAAGATAGAATGTGATGCTATACGTTCTGAAGAATGGGATTGTTTAGCACAGATGATTATGGACTATCAGAAGATATCATTTAGATGGGTTGAAGGTATACCTAGAGGTGGTGTATCGTTAGCAACTTCTCTAAAAAAGTATATTGATCCAAATGCAGATGATATTGGTTTAGTAGTAGATGATGTATGGACAACAGGTACAAGTTTCAAAGACTATATAAAAGAGAATCATCCAGATAAACTGCATAATCAAATACACAGATGGGTAATATTTGCAAGACGCCCTACTAATGATGGAGTAAAAGCATTATTCACTATGCCAGGATAAAACTATTTGTAGGACACTACAAAGAACTTAGAAAGAAAAGAAACATATTACCATTCTCTCATTTCTTACTTTCACAAGTACCTCTTGGTAGATATCACCCAAGCTATTCTATGTGGAACTGTATGATATGGGCATGGAGTAATAGCAGAACACACAACGTAGACGGAACTTATCTATGAAAATTGAATCTTTATTTCCCATAGCTTTAGGCTGTACAAAACTAGATAGAGAATTGACAAAAAAAGAATTAGACTTCTTTAAACGTACTCAAGAATCTAAAGATAGAGTAATAAATGATGGAAATACTCACACGGCTGATAAGTATGTACTTGATAATCTTGAATTATCTGAACTAAAGAAAAATTTAACAGAAAAAGTTAATCTTTATTTTAGAGACACATATAAAATAGATGAAGATATAGAAATATACATAACAATTTCTTGGGTTAATTATACTGAGACTAATCAGTATCACCATGCTCATAGTCACCCTAACAGTGTGATATCTGGTGTGTACTATATAGAAACTGTTGAATCTGATACTATATCATTTGCAACACCATGGCCACATAAACTAACAATGTCTATGGACATGAGTGAATATAATCAATGGAATAGTGATGAGTGGTGGTATCCTACAACTAAAAATAGCCTTTTACTATTTCCATCAAAACTTACACATTGGGTTAATCAAGTAAAAAGTGACAAAACTAGAATTAGTCTTGCAT